GTCAACCTTTTCTCAAGAGCGTACAATTATTTTTCTACCTATTATAAAGAAGTAAAAATGGTACAATATTCACCCCTCAGAGAACGATCTCCGAGGGGATTTTATTAGAACAACTGGAATCTATCGATTGCCTGTCCGAACGCTCCAGCATATCCGTCCTGTCCGTTTCCGGTCTCATTATCATGCTGCCATGACCAGTAAGCTCCATTTACCGGGCTGACACGGTACTGCGCTTTCTGGTAGCCGTATTTTGCCGCATAATCTGCTGGAGTATTGTAGTACACCTCGATTGCGTCAATTGGCTGTCCTGTACCGGCATAACCATTATTGTGATCTTTCCAGTTGCATCCTGTCACATAAGGTAGCCACCCTCTTCCGATCACATGAACTCTGTATTTTACGGATCCCTTGTCTACCTTAATAGCTACATCCGTGATGCGCTTACCCTGTATCCCGGCAAAGTCTGTGAGATTGCGGACAAATGGTAAGATTGTACCGTCTTCCAGTTTGACGGCGTAAGTAAATACTACTTCCGGCTGTCTCTGTGCAGCTTGAGCCTGCGCCTGTCCTCCAGATACATAAGTTGGCGGCGTGACATTACCACCCATGTACTCCTTAATCCGTTTAATAAAGTAGGATTTTGTAGCTTCCCTGCCACCGTGAATCTCCACAGATCTGTGAGGGCAAGATGTAGCATACACTTCCTGATGTAGCCTTATCGTGCTTGTACTTGGTGTGATTCCATATTGCTTGCACTTCTGTGCTGCCAGCTGCAATGCTTTTTCCTCATTTGCTTTAAATACATCCAGATCACCCATACTCTGACACGTTTCGATGCCAAGATAATTTAAGTTCCCGTTTGCGTCTCCGCAGTGCCAAGCGCAATTCCAGTCATCCTCTGCCTGTAAGATGCCATCCTGTGCTACATAATAGTGCGCAAATCCATTTTCAAGCGGATGTGTCTGTAACCAATTTCTGTAAAATTCTGCATTGGCGTTCTTGCTTCCAGCGTCATTGTGAAAAAAGATTCCTACCGGATTTCTTCCTCTGTTTCCTGCTACTCCACGACAAATACTCATATTTTCTCCTCTCTGTGCGATGTCGCACAATTAATCTACAAATACCCAATCATCTGCCAGCATATCAGCTTGTGATGCGAGCCATCCCATTTGTACACCAGATGTACCGACAAAAGCTACTGCCATATTACCAATGGCTTCATGTTCACAATTCACAACCTCCCCAGATGCAGCCTTATATGAGATTCCGGTAGCAAGCTGAATGTACTGACTCTTTCCGTTCCAGCCTTTACGTTTCACTTTCATTCCACGTTTCATATATTTGATTGCTTCACCAAATGAAAATGTTGCAATTCCACCAAGTACCGGGCAATTCTTTTCGTCTGCAATCTCCCATTCGTCAGATGCCACATTGAGAAGAGTGTACTCAACCCTCTGTGTTTCTCTGATATCAAGTAATTCTCCATTATCACTGTCCTGTGGTCTACATTGAATCATTACCGTTTCCTTGTCCGAATCCCAATACCAATAGCCACCCCAAGATGGCAGTTTTACTTTTTCTCCGTTCTTCATTGCTTTTAATGCCTGTTCAAATTTCATAATCATTCTTCTCCTTCCTGTGCGATGTCGCACAACAAAAGAGAGCCTGTTTCCAAGCTCTCCTGAATCTATTTATATGTAAGTGCCCTCTCCGAATCTCCTGTTCCAGGTGTTGTTGGGTCTACCACTACACCGAGGATCGCCAGCACTGCAAAGAGCGCATTGATTACGGTTAATAGCTTATCACCAAGGTCTCCAAGGTTGATGTTAAGCCCAAACACTGCCGCAATTGCCTGTATCAACAGTAAGATTGCCGGGATCAGTGCAACCCAGAATGCCTTGTTTTTAATTCTTACAATCCAGTTAATCTTCTTCATTTTTCATTCTCCTTTACAGATACATCGCTACTATTCCACCAATCACAGCTCCGATCAGTGCGGTTACTACTACGTCCCACCGTTTAGCCGGTGTCTGCTCAAGATGCGTCACCTTTGCGGTCAACTGCACAAGGGTCTGGTTCATAAATCCAACCTCCTTGGTCAACCCTACCATTTCTTGCGCCAGTTGATGTACCACATTCACAACGTCCTCTGCTTCTTTCATTCGGTGTTTTAATGAGCCGATTTCTTTTCCGTGCTCTGCAAGTTTCACTTCTACTTCATTTTCTGTCATGTCTTTCCTCCGGTTTTTTTAAGTATAAAAATAAGACCATTACGGTCTTGCCCTAATCTCCATATTCCATCTCCAATCTTTAAGCCTGTACAAGAGCTTTTATCTGGTCTAAGATAAATTGCTTCGTATCCGCTACATACTCCACTTCCATACCAGCTCCAGAGTCATTCTGAATAACTGTAGATGGGTAGTTGGTGTAGAGTTTTTGGTATGCTTGCATTGTTTCTTCTGGGATGTCAGTTTCGATCGGGTTTATTTGCTCGATAATTTGGACGTTATTATCGATTAACCATTTTTTAAATTCAGCGGCATCTCCTACACCTGACAATCTGCTTGGTTTTATCCTTACATAGATATAATTCGAGTACGCTACACCTGGATTTGTAGATATCCCTTCAATTCCGTCTATATTCTGCATGTTTTGACCATTTTTTGCAATAAACGTATTGCAAAGTACAGCTCTTTTATATATGTTTTTCACAGCTTTATCTTCGCATGTAATTGCAAAAAGATAATAATCCAGAGAGCTATCAGAAGCTTGCTTGTGGAAAGAGCGATCCTCCAGATTTACCTTTCTGATTCTCTGCACGTACTTCCAACGCTTGAAATCCATCTCATCACAAACCCACTGTTGACCGTTAGAATCTGTGTAATTACCGCCAGAATCTACTTTAATACCGGGTAAACCGTTTGGGGTGGAGAGTGAAGCTTGTTGGTGTTGAAATGGTTCAAAAATCTCATCGGACTCCCCTTCATTTAACAACATGATTTTCGAAATTCTTCCTTCATTCATTCCAATCTCTTCTATATCCATACTGAGTGTGTATTCACCGTAATTCAGATAAGAAACATCTATAATAATACTTCCTTCAGATATATCACCAGCGAAAGCCAATCGGATTCTATTAAAAGTACCGTTAATGGAAAATATTTTCTCCGTCTTTCCGGTATTGCTCACGGGAATTTCTTCCAAAAACTTATCTCCTTTGTATTTTTGTATTTTTACATAAGATTTGACAGTGTTGTTTTTAGCATTATTGACTAGAGTTCCTGTGTTTTCATCAAAGCTCGCATTTAACACCGAAGTGACTTTGCATAGATTTTTTCTCAGCACTCTAATCCCAATAGCTCCACCATCTCCACAGCTTTTTATCGGTATCGGATTATCTGGTGTGGGCGACCCGTTTTGCTCACTCTTCCCATGTAGCTTCAATCCCTCAAAAAACGCGTCTGCCGAATCTCCGACAGCGATACGCTCCCCTTTAGCACTGTTGATAATCGCTCCCGCCTTCATCTGTCTTAAATCTGCGATATCTGCCTTGTTGGTCTTAATCTGCTCTCTGTCCGCAATGATCTCCTGCGCTTCAGCCTGTACCGCTTTGATCTGCTTTGTTCCCTCTGCTGTAACTGCCTGTACTGCTTCTTTGGATTTGTCATCCACGATCTGCAACAGTTGTGCGATAATGTCTTTTTCTTCCTGTTCGATTACTGGATTGTCAACTTCCAGCCCTTCCAGTACGGTCATTGTGGCGAGTGTAGTATTAAACTCTTTTTGGATTATACCATCAGAGCCCGTGAGACGCATACAGACAATAAAACGGGTGTCCCCTCTGTATTCAATCGCTGTTTTTCCGACTGTCCACGAAAATTCGATCTGGTCACCAGACACTTTTTTATCTGTAACAATATACCGGTCTTTCGTCCCTCTGGCATTTTGGTAGTTTACGGAGATATTAAAGGCAGATAAGTCTGTACCTTTATAAACTTTCGGAATCCGAAACTGTATCACTTTTACATCTTTATCGTGCTCGACACCAAGGACTTTAAATTGTTCCGGTATGCCGATAATTCTTAGGTCGGAGTCAATCACGCAGATATCTTCTGCTTGCGACTCTGCCACAACTGCCGCACTCTTTGTCTCCTGTAATAACTTTTCTGCTTCCGTCATTCGCCCGGTCTCCTTTGCCTTACAATCTGCCTGTTTGTTGTTATCTTGTATCCATCCCGGATCCCTGTAAGCTGCACATAAAAGTCTCTAAAGGATAGTGCTTCTGCCGGAATCTCGCATCTACAATTCTCCACGATTGCTGGATACTCTTTGTCTAGGCTAAAAAAAGATGCCGCAACTCTGCATCCTATCCAGTCATTATTAAAATCAAATTCAGCGTGCAAATATCCGCTTGTTCCAGACACCAGACCTGTAAAATCACATTCCGGATCAGGCTCAAGCATTTGTCCATTTGCTATAAATCTTAAAATCCTCATTTTTTCGCTCCTTTACTCGTCATCTGTGATCCATGTAAATGTCTTTATACGCTCACAGTAATCTGTCTTGCCAGTTACAATGGATACTCCTCCATCTTTTGTGATGTAATATCTGCCAGTCCCGATAACTGACGTACCAACCAATTCGCTGTACGTCTCTACTATGTCTACGGCTGGTCGATATCCTATAGGGATCCTTAATTCTTCAAATGGCCCGTGTGATCCCGTGTTCGGAAACTGTATAAGCGCTGTGATTTTACATGTAACCACGCACCCTCTCCTTATTAGCTCCGCCTGTATATAGTTGGATGAGTTTGTGCTGGCGAATGGTCCTTTTATTTTTCCGGAGTCATAATTTGTTGCTTTAGATATGTTTATTTCGTATGATCCGGAGTTTTTAACAAATATACCGTCCCGTTTAAAATTAACAAGGTTTGAAATGGTGGCTCCGTCAAAATACTGCGCAATCTGCGTTGGGAATATAGATAAGCTTGTGTGTCTGCCGCTGCTCATCCCATTCGCCACAAATACACCCTTGCTTATTGCAGAGCTGTTTATCCCGTTTTCATCTTCAGAGTAGATCTCTCCGGTATTTACTTGGATAAAAAAGTGTCCGTCCAGACTCTTTATAAGTCCAGCGGTTACAGTTCCGAGGTTTGCGGCAATCGCACTTAGCGTCTCTACATTCAGATTCTCTACGGAAATGTAATAGATCACCCATTTACTTCCATCCCATCTTTTAATCGGCTCTCCGCTTGCGGTCTGCCAGAGCTGTCCTACCTTTGGATTTTCCGGTGCTGTCTGAGATATGATGATGCCCGATGTTCCGTCACTTCCGTTTTGCCCGTGTACTCCAATGATCACAGGTGTTGTGTTTACTGTTTTTTCGTTGGTGTAGTATATCTTGTCATAACTCCACAGGTATTTATTCGTTTCCGTCATGGACTGCATCGTAGTAGTCCATCCGTAAGTCGATGCCGTGATTCCAGTACTTTTTTCGGATGCGAGGTAGTATTTTGTAATAGATTTAATCCCAACACCGTCCTGACCGTCTGCTCCATCCTGACCATCCTGTCCGTTTTCCCCTTTAATCTTCGCCCACTTATAAGATCTAACACTTGCAGGATCGGACTGATTGTAATCTACACAAGTACCGATATACGTTCCCACATCTTCTCCGCTGTTTCCGGTAAACGTTTTACCTCCATCGTTGGAATATTTAATGTGCAGATAACTTGTCTTGCCGTTTGTGCCGTTCGTTCCAGGTATGCCCTGCGTTCCCTGTGGCCCTTGGAGTCCTTGGAAGCGTGACCAGGTATATTTCTTTGGATCCGTGCTATCCGCCTGAACAGAGTCTACATAAGTGCCAATGTATGTAGACGGCGTTTCCGTCATCTGGCTACTTGATGTAGGATTCGCAACTGAGGAATACTTGATATGAAAATAGGTGGACTGTCCAGCTGGTCCCTGCGGTCCAGTAGCACCTGTATTTCCTTGAGGTCCCTGTATCCCCTGTTCACCTTTAGGACCTTGTATTCCCTGCAAACCCGGGACTCCCTGAGGACCACGTTCCCCCTGTTCGCCTTTTATTTTTGTCCATGTATACTTCGTAGCATCTGTACTATCTGCCTGTGTATAATCCGTGTACTGCCCGATATAGAGCTTATTTGTACCATCCGTGGTGGAAAATCCCGTCTTGCCATCTGCACTGTTTGCGTAGGCGATATGTAGATACGGGGTCTTTCCATCAGCTCCCGGCTTTCCGGGTGTTCCGATCGCCCCGTCTGTGCCTTTGATCTTACTCCATGCGTATTTTGTCGGGTCTGTGCTGTCGTTCGGAATAAAATCGACATACATTCCGATATATTCCCGATTACTGTCAGAAACAGAAAAATCTTTAGACCCATCTGCGCTGTTTGCATAAGCAATGTGGGTGTACTGTGTTTTTCCGTCCTTCCCATCTTTTCCCGGGATTCCCTGATCCCCTTTTGGACCCTGTATACCATCCAATCCCGGAGCGCCTTGTGGACCCGGAGGTCCCTGTTCGCCTTGCTCTCCTTTCTCACCTTGCGGACCCTGTTCTCCGTCTTTTCCGTCCTCTCCATCCATTAAATCTGCAATCGTAACCTCGTAATACCCACGTTTTATCCCATTTTCCATAGCCTCAAACGAGTACACCGCCTTTGTATCCACGTCAGTAGCATTTACCGTAACACTCTTGCCAACGTAAAACTCTGTCCCATCTTTACTCCACCGGATTTCCAGATTGCCCGTGACGTCCACGCCGTTATCGTAAGCGTAAGCTGTCAGAGTAGTGCTGCCGATACCATTTTTAAAGATGATGCCATTGTTGGTGGAGATGGAACAAGTGTAGACCTTATTTTTGTTGATAAGATCTTCCATCCTCTGCAACAAGCTATCCGAAATTTCGGATGTAAGCTCTTTGTAGTTTGTAAATACCGTCTTTGCAGTTTTTGGATTGGTAAGACTGCGCACCTGTTCGGACACTCTCGCCTGTAGATAAAGCACTGGTGTCCACTCCTGATCCTGCATCCTCACGGTGTCCCCGATGTTGGTGTCAAAATATCCGTCCACCTCGTAAGTCACCACCGGTTCAGATGCTGTTTTAAGATCAGACAGAGCCATGCTATAGAGCTTGTCCTTGCTGTCTGTATCGTACTCTTTACGCATCAGGATATAAGCATCAGCCTTATTTACGATGTTGGATGGGAACCGGTCCCTTGCCTGTGGTGCGCGGATGATCGCACCGTCTGTAAAGTACTCGATATTGCCGTTTTCATCGCATTCTTTCTTGTCAAGACCATTGATTGTCAGACCGTCCTTTCCGGTCGGCTGGATGCAGGTGTAAAGCTTCTCGGCATCTGTGGTTTTTCGAATTCCGGTAATTCCTTTCCCGTACCGCAGTACAATGTCATTCCGGTATTCTCCGACTCCGCTGTTGGTGTCGGAGCGTTCTCGGTAGACATTCAGGACGATCTCTTTTAAGGAGTAGTCCTTATTTAAAACCGTTTCAAATTCGATTTCGGCAGAAAATACGTTTGCCAAAGAAAACAGCCTTTTCAGTATGGATGTTGTGCCTGTCCACTCGTTGGTAATCCTCTTGTCTGATACCTCATTGAGCCCCAGTTTTAGTGTTCTCTCAGCATCAAAAACGGCAAGGTACTCCTCAAAGCTCATTGCTTTTCCGGCTTTGTACTCTCCGGCATCCTCGTTGATTAGCTCAAAAGATAACGACCACGCCGTAGCTGTGATCGTCTCCTCTGTCTGCTCAGTGTTTACGATGTTTAGATAGTAGGATTTCCCTTTGTGTATAAACGCCACCTTATTCCCGGCGGTAACATTCTCTGCATCCTGATGCTTTGCGGACACCGTAAAGGTGTAAGTATTTGCCGCACCCTGTAAGTATTCGTGCAATTCATCTCCCCAGTAGTGCATGGACTTCTTGTGCTGATTGTCCATAAACGCTACTGGTGTGTTATTCGCGCTTAAAATCGCGATCCTGATGTTATCCACTATAAATACACCTCCCGTATTTTCGCTTTAATCTGTGGCGGTGGAGAAGAAAAGGAAGAATAGCAGAACTGCACTTCTGTTGTTCCGGGTGGCACTTTTGGATAATTGGATCCATTAATCTCATCTCCTTTTGCCGGCATCCCGTTTACATAGACCTTTGTACTCTCTCCATCTATAGACACCACATCTCCGGCACGATACCGGTTCGGCACATCTCGGTATTTTTCCACGTTATCCTTACGGAACCAGATACTTTTTAAATAATTGTGCGTAACCAGCTGATTTCCAAGATCTCTACTTCCCCACTGCCCGATCCAGACCTGTATCTTCTCACACACCATGTCTTTAATCTCCGGGATAGTAAAGTGGTAATACTTCCCGTACCAGAAAATACGCAACTTGTCACCCTCTTTTAAAAAGTCATTGTGTCCGCCGCCCATTTTTAAATTAAACGGGTTATCCTCGTAGGATGTCGGCTGGAAATCCAGTGTCTTAATTTTCTTGTTTTGAGGGGCAAACCAGTCCACATGCGCCGTATTACCAACCGTATCACTCTTGTTAATAGACATGGCACATATCACCTTGTTATCTCCAGTCAGGAATGCAATGGTCTGCGCTCCTGTCTGCCCCATCAAGCCGGTTTCGAACCAGTGCTGCGTGTAGCAGTAAAAGTTCTTTGCACCACCTCTACCCTCGGTGTCCACCGGAATAGTAAGTGTTTTCATTCCACCGTTCCAGTATCCAGATGTGACTTGTCCACCTTTTAATGCCATCACGTTGTATCCGGCAACATTCCGTACTTCCAACGTTCCTTGCGTTGTGTTTTCCGGATTCTGATAAGAGGTGCCATGATCATCTTGAAACAAGCCGTAACCGTTAAACAGTTCTTCGGACGCTTCGTAGTTCTCTCCGTCCGCCTCTTCCTGTTTTCCGAGCTGGATCACTCCATACTGGCTCACAAGTCCGATAAATCCGTTTTCGTGTTGGTGCGTGATCTCATAGTCCACGTCTGCCCATTCGGTGCCGTTGTTTTGGATGGTAATGGTCTGGTATCCGTCTTGCTGTACACCGGGAAACTGCTTTTCAGCGGAAGAATACTTGCACGGGTCGCAGCAATAGAAAGTAAATTCCCCTTTCACATTCATTCTTCCCGGTTCCACATCACCAACACTCGATTTTGTCCCGATAAAATATTTATCCGGCTCATCTGCAAAAATCAGCTTAACTTGCTCCTTACTTAAAATACTGGAAATCTTATTAAACTTATCACGAAATTCCCTTGTGGTCTTGCAAAGCAATTGATATCCAACCGTAATGTTTCTTGTAGTGTTGCGGCTTTCCAGATATTCAGACCCGCTAATTCTATCGATTTCCCTATCTGTGATTTCAGACTCCAAAAGTTCACGTCCACTCACATACAGAGTTCTATACCCATCAATTAGATTTTCGATGTATTCTCCATCAATCTGCAGGGCCTCACTTGGCAGGGAGTTTTCACTCCCAACCTCGCCCGTGTCTACAAAATCATACATGACTTCGTTCTCCTTTCAGTCTCATCCTCATACTCTCTCGACTCTCCAGCTCTTTCTGCGTAAATTCTGCCGTAACTCGTGCCGCTTCTCTTCCGTTGTACTCAACTGGAACAACGATTGTGTATGTAGTATTCCGGTTATAAGAATAATCACCGGAAAGTTCAGAATCCAAAGCACCTGAAGCTCGCATTCTCATGTCTGTGGATAATGTTGGGATCTCCACAATGTTCTGCGTAGCTTCTGCAACCTTTCTGGACATCGACTCAATTCCAAGCGCAAATCCCTCTCCTACATAGGCGCCCAGCCCCGCAAATACTCTTGACGGACTGTGGATTTTTGCTTTTGCCCTGACTGCAGCATCTGCAGCCGCAGCCATTTGCGCCGCAACTGATCTGATATATCCTAAGGTTGCCGACATACCATTCGCAAAGCCTAACCCTATGTTGTATCCGCTACTGTATGCGCCGCTTGCACCGGAAGCCAGGGATGATAATACTGCAGATACAGTTTTGGTTGCGACTGCCTGTGTTGGCTGTAGTCCGTTCTGTACACCCTCTTTTGCACTGTCCCCAAGTTTCTGTCCAGAGTTTCTCGCTTTTCCTGCGCCGTTATCAAATGCGCTTACAATAGATTTCACCGCACTTTTCGCCTTGTTACCAAGAGCATCAAGTCCATCATTCACAATGCTTACAGAATCTTTCATGCTGGTAATGGATTTCTGCGCTGTCTTTGCGTTCTTAGCAATGGACTTCATACTGGAATTTACCGCCAATAGCGCCGCCGCCATTGCAAGTATACCAACACATGCTGCTACCATTGCGACACCGAATGCTACCACTCCGACTGTGACACCAAGTACTGCAACACCTACTGCAAGCAATCCAACCGCGAGAACCGTGCATCCAACTCCTGCCGCAATCGTACCAGCTCCAAATACCGTCATTGCAGCACCTAACGCCCCGATAGCTACAGATGCCTGTAAGCCATACTCGGCAACAATCGGAAGTACACTTGCAACGATCGCAAGTCCTGCGCTCGCAAGCAATACTGCCGCTCCAACAAGTGCCGCAGCTACACCGAATGCAATCAAACCAACAGCTCCTGCTGTAAGGACAGGAGCTACTGCAGCCGCTACGACCATCAATCCACCAATTGCTACAATCAGGCCGAACATCACTCCAATTGCAAGAGGTCCTGCATTTGCCAAGGAAATTGCGGACATAGTTAATACGGCGATTCCGGCCGCTGCCAAAACAACAGCTGCACCGAACGCAACAAATCCAGCTGCGCCGGAGGATAATGTCGGAGCTACCATTTTTGCAACGATCAAAAGACCTGCAATCGCTGCCACCATTCCAACTAAAACTGCAACTGCTAAAGGACCCGAGTCCGCTACTGCCTTTGCCCCCTGGGAAAGCAGGAAAAACCCTGCACTAATCAGAGCGACACCTGCACCGAGCATCATAAATGCTTTCGCAGATTCCATAGTACTTTTCACACTTTCTTTGCTCGATACCCCAACCTCTCTCTGCCCTTTAGAGATTCCGAAAAGTTTTCCTGCGATGGCACTTATACCTGCTCCGGCAAGACCCGTAATTGCACTTGTGAATGCACCTACAAATGGAGCAACGCTTTTTGCAATCTTAAAGCCCTTATACGCAACAACAAGTTTGGGAATCTGAGGAATCACTTTCGCAATAACCTCGGAATGCTCCTCTAAAAATCCAGCGAATGTTTGTAAGGCTCCGCTTGCGGAATCCATTACACCGGCGAAAGAACTAATGCTTTCCGTGGATCCAAACGCACCGGTGATCTTTCCGAGATCTTCGCCGATTGCGGAAAAAGCATCTCCAAAAGCGGTCTTTACTTCCAATGCTTCTGTTTTTAAAACATTCCAGTACCCACTTGCTTTATCGAGAAATCCAGTTAATTTCCCTGCGATTGCATCCCCATCAAGATCTCCTATTTTATTTATTATCCCGTCTAGGGACTTGATCGCTCGACCGGATAGAACATCAAATGACGGTGCCAGCTTATTGCTTACTGTTTCGGTCAGACCATCCATTGCCTGATCTACAGTCTTATACTCTGTAGCAAGCTTCGTAAATGCGTCATTTGTGCCGACTTTTGCGATAGCATCAAAAAAATCTTCTGTCGCGATTTTTCCGTCCTGCACATTCTGCACAAGCTCTGTGGTAGTCATGCCCATTTCCTTTGCAACTGCCGATATACCAGCCGGAGTCTGTTCGATCATAAGCTTAAAGTCTGCCCATGCAACCGTTGGTTTCGCTGCCATCTGCGTAGCTTGCTGACTTAAAGTTTTCATTGCCTGTTTTGGATTCTCAGCTGCCGCAGCAAGACCTCCAAACCCCTTCACGAGTTTATTTGTACTTTTAATCCCAACTGCACTCAACTGAGCATAAGTACTCGCCATATCAGATGCACTATAAATCGTATCTTCTGCAAACTCTTGCAATTCCTTTTTTACAGATGCAATCTCGTCAGCGCCTTTGCCAACCATCGACATGTTTCCATTAAATGTTTTCCATGCAGCGCTGGAAGAATTTAACTCTGACACCATACCACCAATACTGGATGTGACAGCACCAAATGCCTTTTGCCCAATTCCGGCCATGATCCCGAACCCTATTCCACTCGTGAGCGTGCTTTTTAAATTGCTTACGGTACCCATTGCAGATTTGAAAGCAGACGTAAATCCTCTATCCTGCGCAGATAATATTGCCTTTACGGAAAAACTTTCTGCCATGCCATCACTCTCCTTTCATCATTCTGCCGATTATGTCCAATCTTTCATTTTTTTGCTTTCGGTTCCTCACACGATCTACTTCTTTTTCGTAATCAAAAAACTTTCTGAATCTCTGATAAACTGGTTTAGTCTTATTCTTTCCGACCTTTTTCTCTGCTTTCACAGCAAAATTCAGGAATGCTTGCAGATGATTTCGATAGTCCTTATCTACTTCTCTTAGCTGCACAGCCTCCATGAGCAAGGTGTATTCTGGAATTGTCAACCTATCCACTTCTTCAAAGCTCTTAAAGCCAAGATATCGGAAACAATTCAACGCCACCTCTCTGTAGGATTCTTCAAAATCTACATCATCAGCTCTCTCTTCTTCGCTTCTTCCTCTTCCATTCTCTGTTTCTCTTTCTCCACAGCGTCCACGATCTCGTCCGTAGCTTTTTTCGTAGCATTGGCACTCTTCAAGAAACCCATTACTGTTTCTGTAAGTTCATCAATATCTGTGTCCTCATCGTCGATATACTCATCTAAAAGGTCTCTTGTCACTCTCGGATTCTGTCCTTTATTCGCAACATCAAGGATATTTACCAATGCATCCGGATCACCATTTATTAAGTTCATAAGTGCATATCGGAATCCTACGTCTTTTTTTACTCCCGGCAATCCATCCACAGGCATATTTGTCTGCTTGTTGATTTCTCTCAAAAATCCCATTCCAAATTTAAACTGGTACACCTGTCCGTTAATTGTTAATTCCATCATATTTTTTACCTCCATTAAAAGAGAGCGGTCTTACCGCCCTCTATGTATCACTCAACTGTTTCTTTGCCCTTCCGGATCTCCTACCACTGACCAAGGCATCATCAGAGGGGGTTACGATTCCTGTGTCGTATCCTTAAACACATAAGCTGCTACTTCCTGCTGCTGTGCAGTTACAGTAACATCCCCTCGTTTTCCGGAGCCGTTAACACCAAAAGTAAGAGACACCTCTACATTTTCATCTGCCGAGGATATGATCTCAAATTCCGTGAGATATCCCTGGAAATACATGCCCTTAAACTTATTCGGACCAGGTTCTGCCGGATCCTCAAGGTTTGCCTCCCAGATTTCAAGCAACTCATCCGAATCCATTGCGTCCTCTAACTCGGAGATCAACTTATCTTTCTTCGCAAGGATAGCAGTAGCCGTGATTTCTGTTTCCGCAGCCCCAGGTGTACGAATCGTTCCATCCTTCGTTGCTGTAGAGTCTGCATCCTTGCTTTTTGTTCTTCCATTTTCTGTCGTAAACGCAAGATTTTTCGCAGCCTCTTCTTTTGCTTTTCCTGCAAGTCGATACAAATAGACGATTTTCTTGCCAGATACCGCCTCTGCAAATAACTGTAGTCCTGTTTTAAACATACTTTTCTCCTCTCTAACTAAAACTAAATTCTATTTCTAACAGCCCATGTAAGAGCGGTTGTTTCGTGGTCTTATCCGGTAAAATCCTTTGATTTACATTCCGGACATTCCATGCAAAATTTTCGGTATGATCCAGTCTTCTGCATGTGGTTTTGATCGCCAACAGCATTTTTGATACCGTTCCTCTCTGTCTTGGATTGTTGTGCCAAACATGGATTGTCTGATGGACACTGCCAAACACAGCGGTCTTATTCGCATCATCGATCAATTGGCTGTCTGCGAGATAAACAAAAGGATACGGCGTACCATCCGGCGGTAAGAAGCCGTCATATACGTCATATCCTAATGCTTTGATCTCTGTAAGTAATTTTGTAAATAATTCTTGCTGTGGATCCATATCTCACCTCACAAGCTTTTGCAAATCTTTTTCAAACTGTTTCTTTTGCTCCTCAAATGCAGGCTTTAAATGCGGCTGCGCTTCCATAAATCGGGTTCCAAGTTCTACGTAAGGCGCATACTCAGCTGTTGGTTCTACTGTGGCAGTCATTCCGCCGTCTGAAATGTCAATACCGATACTCCTTTTCAGTGTTCCAGTATCGACTGGAGCATTCCTCTGCGCTTTTCTTTGCATATCAGATCCATTCTTTTTCACGACCGTCTTGACCGCGCTCATGTCCATCCGCTTCTTCAAGCCTTTATTTAGCGTTGCGATTCCTTCGATTTTTAACGTAGCCATCACTGCACCTCAGATACCACAAACACATGCTTTGTTCGCAGTTTTCGTTCAAAATCCACTCTGTATACTTTCCTTCCAACGCGAATCCTGTGAAATAGCTCCTTATAGTGCGTCTGTAGTTGGATGGTCAAGCTCCCTTGCTTAATCTCACCGTAAACTAAATTCATCGTTTCTGTCCCAGTATCTGAAACACTTCCATACTTCTTCACTTCCGTCACGTAGTCATCTGCGTAATCACCAGTCTCTGGATTGTACGCTCCGTGTTCTGCCGTTTGAAAATATATAGCTTTATCATACCTCATAGGAATCGCACCCTCCCCCGTTTTGCCCCGTCTACAGAGTCAAGATACGCTTGTATCTCGTCCATATAGGCGGAAAAATCATTTTCATTGTACGAAGTGCTTTCTCCAGCCACACTGTGGGAAGACATACCCTCAGAGCCAATGCGGTTAAAACGGATCACTGCCACATCCGTAACGATATGCTGCATACTCGATGGCACTTCCATGCCACCGAGAAGCAGTTTCAAACGATTTCGCACAGATTCCAGAATCAATAAAAGCTTTTCATCAGAATCCCTATCGGAAACATCAATTCCCAGAAGAATTTTTAAATCATCCAGCATTCAATTTCAACTCCTTACAAATTCGCCATGATACCCTGTTTTTTCATCTCCGCAAGAATCGCATTGATTTTATTTTTCAGGTCAGTTGCGGTTTCTGTGGACAAATCTTCGATCAAAGCCATCTGTTTCACACCGCCAAGCGTTGTTTTATTCGCCGCTGGAAGAGTGTATTTATTTGCCTGTGCTGCAATGCCATCTAATTTCGTTTTGTCCTCTTTAGACATCAAACCATCTTTAGATCCGGCAACTGCATTAACGAGTTTTCCCTCGATCTCGCTGATTTTTCCGTCCTGCTGTATATTTTTTGTATCATTTGCAGATACGCCGTTCTCAATGTTGTCCATTGCTGCTTCTGTAATTACTTCTCCGTCTTCCCAGTCTTTCTTTGTATATGCCATAACTCATACCTCCTATTTTGCTTTACCTACTTTTGCCTTTCCGACTTTCCCCCTGCCTACCAAGGCGAGGTCTTCAGGGGGTGCTATTCCCCCACCGACACTTTAACTACAGCTTTCTTGTTGTCATTTGGAATAAATTCTCCAGCCTTACCAGCTCCCTGCAGAGCTACTCCGTCAAAGTCTTCCGATTCAATCGTTCTCGCTGTGTTAATTCCGGTAAATGCTTTTGCAACTCCGGCAATATATGCATAGGCGCATTCTTTAGACTGGAATAATTCATCCGGAATCTCCTCTACAAGGAATCCCTTGAACTTCACAACTTCATTGCCATCAATGTTTACAGTAGAGTTTTTAGCAGTTGTATTCAAAGGATGATCCGAAACGGCATTGTACAGATCGGAGCAAACCTTAATTTTTTTCGTTCCAACTGCTTCGATGTTGTTAAAATACTTAGACAGCTCATTAAACAGCTTTAATACATTGTCTTCTGTATAATCAGTAACACTTAAAGTTTTTCCGGCAGATGTGGAAATAAATTTTCCGTGCTGCTTGTTAAACTGCTTTGTCTTAGCCCTCGCCTGCAGTTCCAAGCGATCTGCTACCGCAACGTCAAAATCATTGTTTACCGTGTGTCGGTCAATTCCCTCGTGGTAATTCCATCCCCAAGAGTAATTAACCGGCGTGTTCGCGTAGATAATCTCTTTTCTCTCCCCGAAACGGCTAGAGTTCCCTGTTCCCGTTCCAAACGCTTTCGTAGCTGTTTTATCGTACCCAGTTCCAACCACAACCGGAATGTCTGATGTTTTTACATAAAAGGCTGTTTCATTTTCTCTGACTCCATCCAGTACCTCAAGTTCGCCGACGAAAAAATCCGCGAAATAAGACATCTTTTTAAATACTACCTCCAAAAGGCTTTTAAACTCAAGCTGGTAGCTTCTTACCGGCATATCATTGTTGTCTCCTGCCGCAAATAACTGTAACATCATAAATTCTTTATTCTTCATCTTCACATTCTCCTTTATTTATACTTTGCAAGTCTCTTTTCAAATTCAGACAACTGGCTTCCTGAGTTCGTCATGGTTTTTGGTGTAGTTCCGGTTGCTCTGGCGATCTCGGCTTTCTTAAGCTGGGATTCCACGATTTTTACAAGCTTATCAATTTTTGCATTCGTATCATCAGCGTCATTCCCTACAACAAAATCAAGAACATCCTGCGTTGCTTCAATTCCTTTTTCTGCAAGAATGCCTGTGGCGCTTCTGCTAAGCTCAACCTTTGCAGCCTCCTGCTTCAGTTTTTCATTCTCTTTTTGCAACTTCTCGATCTCGTAATTCTGTTTCTGCTCAGCATTCATTTTTGCCAGCTTTTCTGCCTCTTCCTTAGCACTCTTTACCGCCTGTTCCTGCTCAGTTTTCCATTTTGCGAATCTTTTGTTTACAATCGCATCCACATCCTTGTCTGTGTACTTCTTTTCTTCCCCGCTATCACCAGATGTGTTTTCCGGATTAACACTATCTTTCACCGCATCAGGTTCTGCTGTGTGATCTACGGTTTCTTCTGCAAATAACTGCAGCATTCTAAACATCCTGCTCTTCATTTTCTTTACCTCCTAAAAGTTTAATGACATTCTTCATGGTCCTTTCCCCTAGCTTTTTACGCCTTCAAGACTTGGGCGCGAATTACATAATTGCTACATAATCCGGAAACTCATCGGCAATCAAGCGAATGCCAACGAAAAAGGAATCCACCAGAGTTTTTGATTTCTCTGACAGATTCCTGTATTCTATCTCAGCCTTTCCGGGAGATATTCTGTATTCTATTTCATCATCCGTTAAGTCATCAATCGACTGAATCAGCGTCTGTGTAAGCGCCGTAACACCAGCACAAACAATGTCTTTTCCATATTCAGCGTACCCGGCGTGTCCAGAGATTTCAATTCGCTCTGGACGGATTCTCACCTCAATCAAATTACATCACCTCCAAAATGCGCATAAAAATACCATCAGCCCGCTCGACCGATGGTATTACATTGCTTCAATTTCTACTTCTTTTACTAGATCGTTTAACGACTTTCCACTATAAAATTTATCATTCATAACTTTATCCACATTATCATACTCTTTCACGTCATCGCCATGCCACACTTGATATGTCGGAACATAATTATGAACTTCAACTGTCACTCCAGATGACAATCCTCTGTAAGAGAAAGAAATATCATTGCAACACTCAGATAAAATTTGTCTTAATTCATCTTTATTCATAATATATCCCCATTCTCCTTTCTTTCCTCTTCGCTTAATTCGCGAGTTGTCTTATCCTTCAGTCTGCCGTCTTCTCCCCATGTATAGTCATGCGCGTGTTCCCCATGATTTCCATAAGGATGCTGCTTAGGATTCCCGTGTGCGGTTGTATGGATATCTTTAAATTTTAATTTCGACTCTCCGTAAAAAGCTCTTACATCTACTTTCCCGTCTTTTCCGATATGGTCTATTACCGCTCCTGCCTCTGCCATTTTAGGCGTTCCAGAATGTCCGCTGACTGTTTTATCTGCTTTTATTATATCAAACACAGATTTCTTTTCAACCCTGTTCTTCCAAGTTTCAAAATCCATCCCGTGCTCAGAATACCCGTCCAGCCATTCATCATATTCTTTGTCATCCATATATGCTGCTGTACTGCACCGGCAACGTGGATGCATTGGATGTGCATTTTCTCCTGGCATCATTTTTGATACCTTAAAATGCTTTCCATCTAAAGCCCGGCAGATCGGGCAGGCTGTCGGCTCCGCGATAAACTCATACTCATCAAATCCATTGCGGATATAAGACTGTTTCTGCGCTTCTGCCTGCACTCTCGACAGCTCCGTTATCATCAGTCGCTCTGCATTTTCCCGGCTTACTCCAAACAGTTTGGTAAGGTGTCTTGCCAGTGTTCTTGGATTCTTACCCTGTATCAAACCAGTCTGTAATAGCTTCGACAATTCAGCTTTCAGCATATCTTGATACATCCAAATACGGTCTGAGTATCTCGCATTGTGGAAAGAAGCGTTCACGATCGAATGTGCCATCTTCGCATTGTTCTGGATGGATTTTCCAAGGATTCCTGCCTGCCGTTCAAATTCTTCCAGTGTTTTCTCAGTCAGAATCTGCTCAAAATACTTTTGCAACTCATCAAATCCGCCGACAAGATGCATGCCGATATTTGCTTTTAGCATTTCCAATCGGTTAATCTTCATAGCTGCATTGTAAAGTCTCATTTCCTCATTGGCCTCTTTCGAAAAATTCTTATCCTTAACATATTGTGCTGCTTTTCGACTGTATGCATCAATATCCATTTTAGATACCCGCTTTTTTGCCTCTGCGATTGTGATCCCTTCTGATTTTGCATATCGTGTATAGAATCCATTGATCTCTTTCTGGATTTCATCCATCATATTCACATAGATCTTCTCAATCTCTTTCGCGTATTCAGCTTCGTCCTTGATATTCTTCTTCCTCTGTTCTTCTTCCCTATTCTTCCAGTACGTCCTGCTGCTCATCTTCCGCGCCTCCGAACATCCGCTTCTCTACGATTGTTTCCTGCTTCTTTTTGTCCTCTTTCTCCATTCGATCAATCTCCTCTGAAACATCCTTGACGATCGAGAGAACCTGCAGCTGTGTTTCCTTGGACACGATACTTTCAAGTGCTTGTGCTGTCTGTGCTTCTTCAAGTAAATTCTTTGGGATATTCCTACTCATCGTAAAATCAATATCTTTCCATGCATCCCGATCTGACACATTCGTTGCAAGAGAGCAAAACAGTTTATACCGTTTCCTCATGGACTTTTCAGCTTTGCGGTCGAACGTTAGTGCAAGATTGCTCATAGACTGTAATTTGTATGCAAGGGAAGTTCCAGAAGCATTTCCAAACGATTCATCTGAGATATTCGCTACCATACTTGTCTGATAAATCAAATCCTCAAGCCGATTCAAAAGATTTTCCTGTGTTCCGTCTGCCGTAGGTTTGCCAAGAAACTGCACGATAATATCTTTTGCGTTGTCTGTACCATAAAGGTTTATGATCCGATTATCACGAATTTTATAAACGCCTTCCTCATCCAGTTCAGCGCCAAGCACTGCAAGATACGCTTCTGCGAAAGAATCTACGTCATTTGCCTTTTCTCCGATCACTCGGTTGTATGTTTCTACCATACCGGCCACTTCTTCATACAGACCGATTCTCTCATCGTTCAGTACATATTCAACACAGTTGATGCGACCATATGGGTTCGGCATTCCCTCCTGCATCTTTTCTCCGTCAAATGGGATAATTTCTGTCCTTGTAAGTATCTCGCCATACCTTGTGACATTATCGTCTTTTTTCCCATATCTGACAGCAAATAGAGCGCGGCTCTTTACGGTATCATCGTAGACAACAAACAGTTCTTTTGGATTGCAGACTACTGTCTTTGTCTTTGCTTCTTCGTCCTGGTAAAAATACTCGAATGCATGTCCGTAGATACAGCACTTCTTCGCCAACTCATATTCCTGGTCAGAGATATCATTATCCCGGTCAAATTCAAGGATCGCATCTTTTATTTTTTCGTCTGGATGTGATTTTTTAACTGGAATCCCATAGGCATATCCCAAAAAGGTCTCTGTGATATACCTTGGGAAATTCACTGCCAGTCGGTTATCCGGCTTCCATGACTCCTTTTCCGGAAGACGGAATACATCATGGAATCCTTTGTATAGATTCTCAAGGTATCTGTACCTTGGCATTCGTTCTTCATGCTTTCTAATGTATTCGTCTATCAATGTCATATTGATTTCTTTATCAGCGGAACATAAAAGCGGTTCCGGCAATCTGTATGGTCTTTTCCCATTCATTTTATATTCCTCCTCTAAAGGTCTTTAACTTCACCTTACCTTTTCTCTCTTGCTCAATAGAATACCTGAGCATCGCCATTGCATCATCAAAGAAATTCACTGGCTCATCCGTGAATGTGTTCGTTTTCTCATCCTTTTTCCATTTCCACTGCTGAATCTCCTTAGTCGTGTTTACGCAAGACGGATGGATATGTATGGTATGCTGCTTCAAATAATCAATCTGCGCTTTTACACTGTTCGGCTCTTTCTTGACCGGACATGCTCTGTATCCTGCTTTCTGCCACATCTTAATCCTGTCTGGCTCGGCAGAATCGCAATACATGGTGATTCGTTTTTGGAATTTTCCCTCAGCCAACTGTATGATCTCTGATGTATCTTTTTCAAATACATACAATTCCCGGCATAAGTAGATATCTCCATCTTTGAATCCAACCTCCCCGATACAGTTCGCATGGTTGAATCCAAAATCCTGAGAATTTACCATGTAATCAAATCGATCAGTGGATGTATCGAATTCCTCAACCACATAATTTGTAAGGATAAGACCTCCAGTCTCTCCCCATTCACCAAGTCCGTAAATCCGATACCCATCCGGATCCCGTTCTTTACGCATCATCATGCGCCGGTGATACGCTTCATCTATGAACCGGTTCTGCAGGTACGTAGACTGGTGTGTGTATACATCATCACTTTTTATGTCGAAATATTTTGCTTTTAACCAGTGCGTTGCTGACACCGGATTGAAGCTGAACGTGATCTGATAATACAAAAATGGATTGAATGACAAGTCACCTCTGAGTCGGTCATCGAGAATATCGACATCCGCTTCATATAGCTCCGTTGCTTCTTCAATCCATATCCATGTTAATTTTCCGACATCAAATGTGATAGACTTTACTTTTTCTCGCTGTCCATCATCTTTCATTCCTCGGAAAATCACTTTATTTCCTGTCACTTTCGAGATCAGCTCCATTGGATTACTTCTGATCTGCCAGAATAATCCTGCTTTATCCCCGTATATTTTATATATTGCACTCTTCAATTCTGCATAGGTGCTATCCTTGTTTGTTGTGTCTACTTTCCGGACGCACAAGAGATTTGCACCTTTATACTTTGGATCGCCAAGTTTGATGATAAAATTCTGTGCAATGTTTACCGACTTTCCGGATCCGGCAGAGCCTTTTGCCAGTCGATATCGTTTCTTACACTCATTGAATTCTTTAAAATTTCTGTTAAATCCAACATTAACTTCCTTCATCTTCATCACCATAGTCTACTACAATCTTCATGTCCATATCTCCTGCTACATCCAGCTTGTCATTCCACATACCTAAATGCCTGCCGAGAAGCTCGAGCGCCTTTACCTTGTCGCAGGGCTTCTGTTCCAATCCATCGCGCCCCTTTTTAATCGTTCCGAGGGCTCGCTGCTGTTCCTCAGTAAGGTTATCTGTAAGCTCCAATTCTACGGTCCGATACAGAATCGGTTCTCCGTCTTCTCCTACGAGCGGAATAATATTTCCATCTACTTCTGCTGTAGCCTGTTTCTCAACTACTTTCGCGTAGTCTGAAGCCTTGGAAAAAGCAATGGCAGCCAGTTCATTTAAAACTCGATCCTGCGTGATCTCCGTCCGCTTCTGCCGCTCTTCCATTCTTTCGGTAATATATTCTGCAACCTTAGCATTTCTTAGCAACTTGCTTCCATTTACTGCTGCTGACTCTTCTTTCTTTACGCTTGGATATGCAACGCGGTAAGCCCGTGTGGCATTTAGATCAATCAAGTACTCATCTGCAAATATTTTCTGTTTTTCTGTCATAGGACTCACCACCTTCCAATCTGTTAATTTTTAGCGCAAAAAAGAGACACCGAAGTGTCTCCTTGTTACAATATATTTTCTTCTTTCAGGATTTCATATAATTCTCTATATTCTTTGTATTCTTCTTTAAGTCCTTCGCTGAAGTAATTAAATCCTATCACTGAAGTATAGTATGTAGGGTTCCACTCTGTTACTTCTAAAAACCTGTTCACTGTAAACTGCAGCCTATCCAAACTCCTAGTGCCATCCATGCCTTCAAGCAGTATATAATATGTCAAAGTAACATCTTCGAAGTGTTCATTTTCCTTATTTAATTTCAAAGTTAATACTCTTTCAGGATCTTCGTATTCTTCTGTTCTAATTGTCGCTGCATTTACAGGATCTATGTCCTCAATTCTATTGTTACTAAATTCGATAATTGAAAATTTATACACCTCTCCTGTACGAACATCTATTTTTATTGGAATTTGTAAATCAGCTCTTTCTAAATTATTTTGAATATTTCTTATTGCATCTTTAGACGGTTGCACATACGAGTAAGTCAATTTTTCTATTAAACGTGAATGAGCATCCTGATCCTTTTGATGATTGTAACTATTGAGACTCAACAAATTCGCAATTAATGCTATACTTATTGTTACCAGACAACCAATATTTTTCTCAAATAATACAAAGATATGGTCATCTCGTTTTTCTTTTTTTCTTATATACTTAAACATACAGCATATTGTATATAAAAAAATGATAACAAAAACAAAACCAAGAAGTGCAAGCATTCCCCACAACAAATATATACTCATAGTTATTCCCTCTTTTCTCGAATTAATTTCCATGATACTCTATTCTATGAACTTTTTCAACTTTTTTGATATTTAGAACTACCACAAAAATGAAATACGTAACTTGGCAACTTTACTGGATTCTATAACACAAGGAGGGAACTTGCAGTAGTCCACAACGGGTATAGTAGGACTCGAACCTACGACACATCGGTTAACAGCCGATTGCTCTACCAATTGAGCTATACACCCGTAGGATGCCTTTTATTGACACCCTTTACCCTATCCGCACTCGGGTACTGACACTAAATATAGATTGCTGAATCTATTTTTGTTTGTTTTGCAGATCTGCGGATATCTGCGTTTTGGTACCATTGCAATGTAAGTCCGGTGTGCACTCCCAGAACAGACCTCAGCTGTGCAGCCTGTATACTCACATCACAAAGCGGAGCACCTGGAATCGAACCAAGGACGCGGCGATACCCCGCGCATCTACCATTGATGCTATACTCCGCATGAAAACACCGCCAGACGAGAAAGGGTAAAGTCCAGCGGTATTCCGAATGTTTGGAAAGATTGTTTTAGAACAATATACAATCGTTCTAGAATAATTATAGCATATTATTTTTGTGAAAAGTGTGAAAGTTTAAGATAGTCACTTATTTTTTTTGACACGTAACTTCTGTCAATATTTACTATCTCCGCAACTTCATCCTGTTTCTTGCCCTCAATAAACGATAACTCAAATATCTCCTTAATCTCCGGATCATCAATCCCATTTATGTAGTCCTCTACTTCTTTTTGCTCTTTCAGAATCCGCAGCCTGTCTGCTTCTTTTCTTCTGATCTGACGCCTTACATTCTCTTCTTCGTAAGGGTCATACATTTGTACAGATGTTCTCACTTCGGTGTACGGAAAATCTGCGCTGGATCCCGTTACCTTCCCCATGACAACAGTCGATTCCCGTTCACAGAGTTCTTGTATCTGGTTCTCAATCCGGATAAGTCTATCTTTGTTTGGCTTATACTTTTTCAGTGTTTTCTTGTCCAACTCTATCACCTCCCGGAACAGGATCTTTTATGTTGTATTTCTCTGCTATGTACTCCACAGCGTCCTTATTCGTCCTCTCACGGCTTTTAAAGTCGCACTTAAAGGCTTTATGCCCCTTTTGCTTTAAAGCTGTCTCACAGGGCTTTCTCGTTGCCATAGTGTATGCTTCTATTTTCTTCATTCCATCACCTCAATTTCCTCTCCGGTCAGCTCTTCCAACTTCTGTTTCATTTCTTCCACTGTCATTTTCTTTGGTTTTTTGCGCTCCCAGATGAGTTCAAGATTGTGGTCTTTCATGATACTGCTAATTTTCCCCATGCATTTAATCTTATATACTCTAACTATTTCCAAATCGCTTACCACACTTTTTAAGTTTTCGTTATAGTCTCCCAAATCCGCATATCCATCTTCGCCAGTCAAAAAGCCGCCTATAACAAGTCTTTTCCTGAAATAGTTATCATTATATTCGACCACCATTCCGTCTTTTAAATCTGACTTTGTAAATTTTTTCTGCATGTAATCACTCCATTCCAAGATTTTATAATTGTACTTTTCTGCAAAAACACGAGACGAATATTCTCCGTTTCCGTAATAACACGTTCCTTTGTTGTGCGCATTATAATTTGTATTTTTCAAATAACTTTCTCCGTTACACCACTTCATTCCATGTTCGTGCATCTGCTTGCATAAGTCTTTCGCCTCTTCCTCGGTCTTGCAGCGCACTGCAATCTTATTGTCTTTATTTTTAAATTCATCCCAGTTAAATTTTCTCATATTTCCTACCTCACTATCTTTCGCACAATCCAATCTAAAAACACCACAAATAGCAGTATTGGGAATCCTCCAGCCAGAAGGTAATCTGCTCCTTCAAGTTCTACTTCCTCTTCGATTCCTGTTTTTAAAGTAATCACTGTTCCAAGCCCCAGGATATAGTACAGGGCTAGGAATGCGATTGTGATTATGATGTCCATGTTATTCCTCGCTTTCCAGTGCTTTTCTTATTACTTTCAGCACCTCATCTGTCTCTGTTCCCCACGATTCCGCGCATCTTTTGATGCTTTCCGCGTGAACTGTAAGCCCCATTGATACGTGTTCTTCCGCGCTTGCATTTGTCCAAGTTCTGCAGCTTCCGTTTTTTCGCAATATAGTTATCATTATTTTCATCATTCCACCTCCAACAATCCTGCTTTTATAAATACACCTTCCAATAACTCGCTCATTTTATTAGTATCAATGGTAATCGGCTCGCGTGGAAACTCTTCTTGATTTCCGCAGCACGCATACAATTTCGCAATTAAAATATCATATTTTTTCATTTTTCCACTCTCCTATTCCATTTCCCCCTAGCCGTAGCTTCTAAAGCACAATTTCGTGTTGCAACTCCGCATTCTTTGCAGTACACGAAAGATGATATAACTTTTTCGTCAAATCCATAATGGACTTTCAGAATCGCATCTCCGCCACAAAACGGGCATTTCTTTAATTCCTCCATGTTACTCACTCCATTTAATTTTCTGACCGCAATTCGGGCAATAAAAATGTTCATATCCTTTTTCACAAATATATTCACTTTTGCACGTAGGGCATTTAAAGTTAATGTCACCAAGTATGTAGTCCATTATATTCGGCTTCTTTGCCGTATCTCGTTCTTTCAGCTCATGCATCTCACACATCAACTTCTCGCACTGGCTGTTTGCAAAATCATTCACCTTGTCATACTGGTTCAAAATATCGCACACAAACCGTCCCATCTTGCATTCTGCGCATTTATCTTCCAGTGCTTCACCACTTAAATGATCTGGATGCCTGCACAGGTCGTCGCATATATGCTCCATCATTTCTGTAGTGATCCCATCCATCCATGTTTCTTCTGTTTTTGTCATCAGTCATTCCTCCGTAATAAAGTCTTCTATGCTCATTTGCCCTGGTATATTTTCGTCTTCCATCCACCAGTTAAAAACTTCTTCTCCTGTTTTCCACGTATTCTCTTTTCCTCTCCTTGTTCTTTCTTGCAACATTCTTTCAAACGCATGTATGTATAATTTCTTGTATCCCGGGAAGTCTGCAAATTCTTTGTATCGTTTCTTCCCTGCCATCGCGCAACCAATGCACCCCACACGATCATATCCACACTGGTACAGCCCGCACGTCTCTATTTTCTCGGAATTTATATATTCCCAGATATCACTATGCGTCCAATCTATAATAGGATTTACAATCATCTTATTTTGCTGCATGCACAATTCGCTCATTCTTCTTTGCGAATTGTTATCATTCATCAACATTATCTTTGTGAATTTTTCTTGCTCCTTTTTGGTTCGTCCAATTTTTTCAAACTCTTTTCTTTTCATCCTGGAAGCACTTTCATCCCATCTCACTCCGGTTGCGATATACCGGTTTGCACATCCAGTTTCTTTCAGCACAGAGCAACAATATCTTACCATTCTTGTCGGCGGCATAAGCTTTTCGGGAATTAACCTCCACATGCTAATCCGTTTTCCTTTATAACGTGGTTTTTCTATTTCGCACTTAATTCCATGCAGTTCCAGTTCTCGGAATGCCTCCCGAATATGCCGAACTGTCTGCGGCGCATCTGCCGTTGTATGGCTGTTATGTACTTCAAAAGGGATCCCGGATCGCTTAAAAATCTCTAACATCACATCACTATCCTTTCCTCCGCTGTATGTGCAAATAAGCGGTCTACCATAGTGGTGTAGACTCATTTCACTTGCCATTTTAATTCTTTCGATTGCTTTTTTCTCTTTATCCATTTTCTCAGAAGCCCGGTATACCCTTGCCCCGGCCGGAGGCTGGCTCCTTTCTATTTTCGCTTATTTTTTATAACCTACTGTAAATACCTCCGCATTAATATCCGGTTTGGATTCTGGATTGTGCGGTTTAGACTGCAACTCTGCTTGACCCAGCGCTCATAAAAATCCATGTATTCACTGATTCCCTTGAACTTATCTTTTATCAATTTATTGATTTCGGTCTTTTCGCGTTCAGACTCCTGGATTAAGCCTTTTTCTCTCATAAAACGCTTCATCGTCTTAACATTTGCGTCAATTCCGCTCTTTTTCGCAATTTCCTTGTGTATATGGGTAATTACGCACCCATCTTCAAGCATTTGCCTTATTTCGTCCAAATACGGCTCGTATAAGTCCCTTTTTCTTTCTTGCATTTAATCATCTTCTTTCTTTTCCAATTCGATCTATCTCATTCATGACTGCCAACAGAATCTCCTCTGCCAATTTGCAGTTATACTTTTTATTTAACAGATCCACAGCTTTGATAAACTCATGCATATCGTCTGAATCCAGTTTTTTACTGCAAAATTCTTTATATAGCTTATAGCAATCGTTGAAAATAGAATTAACTTCTCTTAACTCCATAATGTTTCACTCCAATTTTTTTTTGGTCATGTTTTCTCCTAAAATGGAATTTTTTCAAGTTCATCACCATCCAGTTCTGTAAATCCATCTGCATCTGTATTCCATCCGTATATCACATTCTCTACTGGTGTATTTTTCAATCTCTTTGTTTCCGGTTCGTAATATAGCGGGATAAAAACATCCTGATTACCATTGTTTCTATCTTTACAAATTTCAACTACGTTAGTTACGTTCGCCTGCATAAGATAATGGTCATCCTTCCAACCAAACATCTGCTTTCCAAGCCTTTTAAAATCTTCGTTTCGCCTATGCACGATAAAAGCATTGTCTACATAGTTTGTAATGTTACCGCTTCCGGAAATGTCATCCAACCTTAGAAAACCCATTGCTTTTCTTGGATGCGCTACGAAAATGATATGTACGTTGCAAAGATTTGCAATATTCTTCAGGCTTTGAACAAATTTTGTCTGCGCTTCATATTTATCTTTGTCATACATTTCCAGATTCAATGCCATCAAGTTGTCCAAGATAACTAAATCCGCCTGTCTTTCTTTAATCTTTTCAACCAGAACTTTGCTGATCATGTTGAAGTCATTTCCGTATTTGTTGTTGTATAGCCACAACTTCTCCCCAGTCCAGTCTGATATTTTCTCTTTGATATTTTCCGGAACGTAATAGGCGTTTTCAAACATTTTTGACGCAACAACCTTGCTTTTCCCCGCTGCTTGCAAGAAATACCACTTTGCAAAATTCTGGTCAGAAAGTTCTCCAGAGTAAACAATGACTGTTTGATTATTATTTACTGCGTTCAAGCCAACATTGGAAAGCCATGTACTTTTTGCGGAACCACGAAGTCCAGACACTACTGAGATACATCCTTTTTGCAATCCTCTCATTTTCCTGTCGATTTCGTTGTAGCATGTCTTGATGTACACTTCTTCCTCTTCCTTCTTCTCAAAGATCATTTTGATTGTTTCGAACATTGGCTCATCCAGTGTCTCCTGTTGGATTGGTTCGTACAAGACCTCATCAACCTTTTTGTTCTTGTTATGCTCTTTCCAGCCACGCTCAATTCTGTCATCGTCATTCGACCTGTCATAAGCATCTGGTTCAAACATCAAGCGAACATCTCTCCATGTTTTGTCTGCACAAGAATTATGCAAACACTTGAATCCAATCGCACCATTACTCTGAACCAATATCATGGAGTCTGGAGCTTTATGATTGCTATCAAATGGACACTCCTCCAAAATGTATTTCTTGCATCCATCCCTCCAAGTTCCTTCTTTGTATCGAATGTTATAACGATTCATCCACTCTTCCACATCAAACGTTCCTGTGTTATAATTGTTATATCTACTCGGAGTCGGCTTCTTTTCTTCCGGATACTCTTTGGAGAGTTTCTCAAGATACTTAATATCAGTTACCTTGACTTCGTCTGGATATTCGAAAATTCTGCTCATTCGGTGTGGGCGCTCCTCGGTGTCCGCACCCTTTTGAGCCAATGTCCCATACAACTTACAAACCCGACTCGGATTGAAGTTCGACGTATCAACTTGAACCACATCATCATCGAATAGCAACGCCAATGCTTTTAGGCACCGTTCTACAAGTTTCTTATTCTTGTCATTGTTCGCCAGTTGGATTTTGTAAAGTAAATGGGCACCATTGCCACTAACTGCCTTGATAGGTTTTTCAAAACCTAAGTTTTCAAGATACTGGGAAATATTCTTTGCACGTTGACACGCTTCCAGATATTCTTCTTTAGATGATGAAATACCAGTCGGTCTCTTTGGGTCTAAATCAATAAACAAAAAGTTGTATCCATCAATCTCTGTATCTCCAGTTGCCTTACCACCACTTACAAACTTCTCTGACTGTATTCTCGAAAATAAACCATTGTTAACTTGATTCAATGTCATGTACACGTTTGTTTTTCTCAAATCAACGGAATGTAGTTTTTGAATCAATGTATCTGCGTTTTTGAAATATCCGCTTAATGGTTTCCGATCTCCAATCACTCTAACTTCAAATAGCTGGTTGCCTGGTTTTAATATTTGAATCGTTTTTCTGATTTCAAGTTCGTTGATAATTTTTTCTTGAATCATTGCCACTCACCCCCGGAATACGGCGAAGCCGAACTACATTTCTTTACTTCTTTCTCATTCTTTATATTCTTTACTTCTTGTTTGGGTAGTGCCCGTGTACTTGTCTGTGTCTCGCCCGTGTACTTGTCCGTGTACTGTTTAGTGTCTCGTTTGGTGTCCTGCGAACCTTGATAATCCCCATAGTTTACAAGGGTTACAAGCGTCCCGTTGCTTGTACTGTTTACTGTAATCATTTTTGCCTCGACAAGCATGTTAATGTAGCGCCGAACCCTGTCTATGCTGTCCCAGTGCCACTTCTCTTTTAAAGACCGAAAAGAAGTCCAATGTTCACCTCTATGTATAACTCTTACTGAGCTGCCTATTGCAATCTGTCGGTCTTCATGGTTCGCCATCATGACCAAATACAACCATGCACTTCTTCGGTCGAATGGCTCTTTCGTGTCCCAGATAACTTCATTTTCCATTAATTTTCGGTGTAATTTCACCCAACCTTGAAAGTGCATGTTCACTTCCTTTCCAGCAATTCCAAAATCTTAAACCCTGTCTCTCCCTTATCGCAAAACTCGAACTCTACTCCGTACCTATCTTGGATGGTTTTCAAGCATTTATACAAGCTAGTTCCTTTTGTTGCTTTTGGGTATTTCTGCTTTTTAACCGGATGACCATTCTCCATAACCCATTCGTATTTCTTTAGCCTTGGATTCTCCCAGAAGATAATATCTTCCAAAGACTGGATTCCTTTTCCGTGCTCACAGAGTATAATGATTTTAAATCCCTTTGCTACCGCCCTGACAAGCTCGTCATGGAAGCGTTTGTGATCTTGCGTAACATTCCCCGCCAACTCTAATAAATCCTTTTTACGGTCGATTACCAGTCTTGGGTTATCTACGTTGCAATAGTCTCCTATGTAGAGCTTGGAGCGGAAATAATCCACCCCAGCGCTTTGAAATTGCTTTTCTATTCTTTCCCATTCTTTCTTTTTTTCGCGAGTATCTGCCTGCACCAACATTAAAATGGAATCTCCTCTTCTGAGCCATCTGGGATGCTCATAAATCCATCTTTATCTGTCACAGGCGGAGCAGGCTGTCTCGAACTTGTAGGTAGCAGCTTGTCCTCTGGAATCCTTGCGTTGTCAACCGCACTGTCATTGCAGAACCATCTAATTCTCCTTCTCTTTTTAACTTCTCCGTTGTACTCTTCTTCTACGTTCCCAAATACAACTCCAATTTTTCTACCTTTAAACTGATTGCAGAACGCATCGCCCCATGTAGCCTCAAGGTTATTCGACTCCTCAAACGCTTCAATGAATTGCTTAAATGATCGAGACACTTTGCCATCGTTACCTTCGGATAAAATGTATTGTGTCCCCTGAAATGGCCATTTTTTATCCGGTCTGATATCATTGTCGAAACTATGCATGAAGTAGTTTGGCTGCTTGTCGTTTTGCGCAAAGTCGATGGAGACAACGATCATTGCTTTTCCTGTCCTCGACTGCATCTCTCTTACATTCTTAATGATTGCATGGTGTCCGCCTAACTCCACTGGTGTAAATGTTACCTGTAATTCGTCGTATCCTGTTGGTTTTTTCATAATAATAATCTCCTTATAATTCTTCAAAATAATCTGTTTTAAGTGTTACTGGTATATCCGAAAAGATATATACTGTTCCGTTGTTTTCTGCCTTGCATAAATAGATCGGCTCCAACTGAAATGTATCAGGGCATGGAACATATAATTTATACACCGAACCATCTCTTGGCTCTTCCGGCATATAAGCCATAACTCTTAACTCCTCATCCATGCTCGGAACAAGAGCATTCTCCCAAAGATCGATTGGCGGAATTGCATAAATATGCATAAATGGTTTATATCCTCTTTTCCATTCTTCCATTTTTAGTACTCCTCCAATGCATTTATTACTTCCACTATGTCATTGTCGATCTCGTCCTGTTCAAACGCACCTAGCGGTGTTTTTACGGAACTCCGGTCTGCGTGTGTATGGAAAATATACTTTCCATCCTTACATTCTGCGAGCAATACTGTTGTAAATTTGCTTTCCAACACAATCTTGTCCAACTTGCGACCATTCGTTTTGATTCTCGTGAAAATCATCCCGTTATCGTCCGAAACAGTTTCGGAATGGCAAATAAAAATAACTGTTAAATCGTCACGCATGGAAAGTGCAAAATCCACAATCTCGTAGATATAAGACGCCAAATCCGTCCACTTTCCGTATCCTGCAACTTTTACGTTTCTCATTTCCTCAGCTACCATAATTCCGTTTAGCGTGTCCACAATCACGGTCTTAAAGTCTTTATATTTCTCGTTTCCATTGATTGCTTTTAAGCATTGCATTACATTTGTCGGCACGTCTCCGCGGAAGTAGTTCTTGCCTTCGATGTACTGCTTCTTCCATCCTTTCCAAGACAATCCTTTTTTGTCGCAGTCAATGTAAAATGTCTCCTCTGGGTTTAAGTTTCGCATGGATGTAGTTTTTCCTGCGCCACTCTCACCAATTACACCGATTACCTTGGCCATAATCATTCCTCCTTCATTATTCTTACAATATTCAAAAGTGCCTGCGTCAGATTTGCGATATCCCTTGTCTGGTAATATGTATTCACCTCCCCGTTCTCGATCATGCCGAGACGCTCATCCAATATGTCCTCAATCCTCTCCTTGCGCTGCTGCATCGTAATCATGGCTTCACCTCCTCGTGCACCCAATTACCGGAATAAAACCAGATAACCACTGCAATCACCGCCATGTGGAAATTATCAGATTCTTTCATAATCTGCATAAATGCTTCCTGTTCTCTTTCCGTACCATTATTGATTCGTTCGCAAGCGTAGGAAAATGCATCCTCATCACTTACTTTTTTGCCTTTTTCCGATCCGATACCTACATACATCATTCGTCCTCCATGCCAATAATTGCTTTTACAACATTTGCATCTAAAAAATACTTATCGTCATCTGTGTTATATGTGGTAAACTCAGTGTTTCTTCTTGATTCATACTCCTTTTCAGCCATTGCGATATACCCGATCAACGCATCCGTCCTCCCATCTAATCTGCAAAGACGGGAATATTCCTGTTCGCTTACATAAATTTTATTGTTATCCATTGCTTATCCTCCTACTCATCCTTAGACAATCTAAACTCCATCAAATCTGCCAGCATCAAATATTCCTTTGCCAGTCGACTGTCTCCGTGTCGTTCTTTCACCTTTTCTCTAAATTCCCTCAGTGTTCCGTAAAAACATCCACATCTCACGCTGATTCCGCCGTCTTTCGTGCGGAAAAATGTTGTCGTCCTATTTTCCGATCCGAAGCAGCTTGTAGCAGAATAATCACGGCAGTTTTGAACCCAAGCGTTACCGTATACCCAAGCATCACCGTATACCTGAGCGTCACCGAATACCTGAGCGTCACCGTATACCCGAGCGTCACCGTATACCCAAGCGTTACCG